TCAATCGGCGCTAAGTGCGGCAATCAGAGCGGCAGCGCTTCCATAGGAAGCACCAGTAGGCTGTTCAAGCAGAGCGTTGTGAAGCTCAAGCCAGTCCTTGAATTCGGAAGCGCAGTTGTACAAGTCGTTCACAGCCTCAATAAAAGCCTCGAAGACATCCACGACACCGTCATCAGGGTGAAGCATCTTGTCGTTGCATGCCGATTCGTGGCGATGTGTAGCATCTACGTGAATTCGACGTGCAGACTCTTTGGTCTTCTCGAGCAACTCGACGAGGCGCTCTTCTTGGTACGGAACGTCTTTGGCGCCTGCTTTCAGGCTTTCCATTGACTCAGCGATTGCCTTGGCGCATGCGCGGACGTGATCCGTGTCGCTCGACACGCGATCGATCGTATTCTCGATGAGCGCCAGGAACTGCAAGTTGCGCGCGGCCATGGCCTCGACCACGGCGGAGCGAGCCTCCTGCGCATGGGCTTGTGCGTGCATTCGATGAACTCCTTCAACTCGACTTCGGGATAGTCGGCATCCTGGCAGGAGTGCCTTCCTGCCGATGGCATCACAGTACGTTACGGCGCGCCGTGATGACAGCTGTTATTGTGAGGGAGATTGCAGGGATTTGTTCCCACTTGCGGGATTCTCCCTACAACCATTGGTGCAGTGCAAAAATCCGGGCCGTGCTCGATGACGCCTAGCTTTGTTGCTACAAATTAAATAGCAACCCATCACCATTTTTTCACAGTGAATCAACCGTGCAGACGTCTGCACTCGCTTCTCTGGTCCTGTTACACCTGCTTTTGCAGCCTCCCAGGGAGGCGCAACTGCCACCCTCTGTGCAAGCTGCGGCCCCCGCACTAGGGACGCTGGGAGCGAAGGAGAGAGATCCATGGATGTCGACGCTTCCCATTACCGTTGGGTCAAGCTGAAGAAGCACTGCGAAACCACCGGCGACACCCCCAACGCCGTGCACGCCCGCCGCCGCAAACGGATCTGGACCGACGGCGTGCAGTGCCGCAAGGGCCCGGACGGCAATCTCTACGTCAATCCCGAGGAATACAACCGTTGGATTGAAGGCGACTCGCCCGGAGCGCCCGAAAAATGACTACGGTGCTAGAGCGATGACGCCCGACATGTTTCTCACCGACCAGGAGTTGGTGCGCCTGACCGGCTACAAGATCAAGTCGAGGCAAATCGCCTGGCTCCGCAGCGAAGCTATTCCCTTCCGCGTGAGCGCGACCGGCCACCCCGTCGTGACGCGTGTGGCCATCGAGAAGCCTACGCGCCAAGAACCTGCTCCATTGGCTGAGCCATGGGTGCCTGCAGTGCTTCAAAGAGATCCGCTCAGAGAACCAAACGTCGAGGGAATGCTCCATCACCTCAGCAAGAGAAAACTCAATCGAGCGAAGAAGCAAAGCTGAATTGGTTCATCGCCGATGTCGTCTGTCATGGCCGGAATGCCTCTGGGCGCGCATTGATTCGGTAAAGCCAAGTAGAAGTTCGTGGAAGAAGGTCCGAGAATATGAGCCCAACCGAACAATAGGAGCTACAGGAGCGCAGCCAGCATGGGACCATCAGTTGACCCAAAATTCATCGCCAACATCAGAGAATACGACGCCCTAGAACGACTCTTCGTTCAGTTGAAATGCTTGGAGCCCAAATACCTCCTCGTTCCCAACCTTTCGGCAGTTGCTCATCTCGAAGACTTTCGGATCAGATTCCACCCCTCAAATGAGAACTTCCACGAGGCCATTCGGGAGGTGACTGATCTGTGGGCACGAATCCGGCCACACGTCGAGGCTGAGCAGAAGGCGGCAGAAGCAGAGAATGCCGAAGAAAAAAAGGAACCACCGAAGGACGACCTTTTCGACTTCGAGCTGGATACCGATTGAAGCGCTGGTCGAACCCACTCGCTTCGAACCACCTGTGTTATTGATCGCGGTCGGGCTACCTCCTGCCCTTCGGTATGCTGCGCTTCTCGTCCGGCTCGTCGCTCGCACCTTGATCGTGTCCAAAAGACATTAAGTTGTGCAATCAGCATCATGGCCGCCGGCTAGGCTTATCACCACCAGCGCGACCGCCCTGGGCTGCTGCTCATCGTGGGCCGCACACAGCTGAAATGGGCGTGTCGCTGGTTATAGCCACCAAACACCTCAATTGCACCTTCCGCTGATGCGCCACCGCGATTGGGCACAGAACTGCCCCCAGTGACAACACCTGGCTCGGCCGCTGTAGCACTGATGGGGAGCGACGTCCCCGCATCAAACGCCCCAGTCGCATCTGAAAGGGACCAACGTGATACGCCCTTCAGGCATTCGGCTTGCCGCGCTGGCCGTAGCCGCTATTCTCCGGCGGCAGGATGTCGGACTCGGGGCGTTCACGGCCCCAGTTCTCTAGGTCCTCGACCAGCCATGCCACACGACCTGCGCTGATCTTGCGCGGCCGAGGTGCATCGCCTCTCGCCACCAGATCTTCGAACGTGCTCTCGCCTATGGATAGGAACGCTGCGGCGTCAGCGCGGGCTAGGAAGAGCGGCTGGATGAAGACGATGCGTCGGCGTTCTCTGGGCATAAGCGGAGTCTAGTGCTCGCGCGCGCCGCAATCGATGGCGGACCTCGATCGCCTGGCAGACGGGTGCAGCGCGGCCTTGGTGTAGCGCCAGCGTGTAGCGCGCGAAGACCGCTACACGCTCGCCCATTGGGGTGTAGCGCTGAGCGTGTAGCGTGTAGCGCTGTTTTTTTTCTCAGACGGTCCCGAAGATCGGGCGCGCGCAATGCCCGCGTCGCCCAGGTTGGTCAGAAGGACCCGCTCGGGGTCCTGATACCTTACTTGCGGCGGCCGCCCACGTAGTGGCTGCCCTTGCCGCTACGGCCGCTGCCACCGACGCGTCGGCTGCCTGATCGATTGGCGGCCTCGAAGATCGGCGCAGACGAAGCGCCGGCAGGGTTGAATCCCAGGCTGCCCGGCGTGGCCAGGGAACCTGCGTTAGAACTGCCAGCGGCGGCCGCGAGCAGGATGGCGAGCAATGTTGTCTTCATGATTTTGGTCTCCTCGTGCCGAGCAGGATCGGGTGCTCGGCTCCCCCGTACTTGATGGACGGCTTCGCGCAATGCTCTCACGCTCCGCGTGTGCTGGCGAGCCCACCGAGATACCTCATTTGTGGGAGGCGGTGTGCATCCTTGTCTTCCCGAAGATGATCCAAAGTTGGACCATCCGCAGCGAGCTCGTCGAGCATCGCTCCGGTCATGCTGTCGGCCCAGCCGATCTGGGTGCGGGATGTGGCGATGGCTCTCACGATGCCGGGGGCGCTGTGATGTCAGTCCAAGTTCCAGGCCTTCGTGATGGCCGCTCGAACACGTTCTCGGGTGTCGGGATCGGCGGGGTCTTCAACCTCGATTGCCAGGCAGTTCGCCGGCATGACGTGCGGGTAGCGCACCTTGACGAGGGGCTTCTTCATGATCTCCGGCTCCGTGGGAACTGTGTTGCGGGCAAACAGCCCGACGTCGGTGTAGTTCGCCGAATTGTCAGCAGGGACTTCGTCTTCTCGAATGCGGGTGAGCATGTCTGCCTCCTCGTTGAAAAGGCGGCAGTATCGCGCCCTTCAATCCTCCAGGTCGAACTGCCCCTGCAGCGTGCGGATGAGCTGAGCAATATCAGCGCGGTGCGTGCCACGGTCGGTGACCACGCGCACGGCCCAGTTCGGGCTAGCTTCATCCGAAATCGGCATCTTTGGTTCGATAGAGAACCCCGTCATCAAGGATGTGCTCACCCACGACAAAATCCTCTATCTCGGCTTGGTCGTATCTCGACATGAGCTGCGGATCAATCAGATCGACACACTCCCGCATGCCAGTTCGCAGCCTTCGCACAATTCTCTGGAAAAGTCCGGATCCGACAGGCTTGGCACGCCCCGAGCCCTCGAGCTTCAGTCTGACGATACGAAGAATGTAGAGAAGGTCTCGATCAGTGCGCTGCAGGAAGAAGACCAACTTCGCGCTTGGAATCTCAAAGATCGGCAGACCCCGCAAAGCTTCTTGTACGAACTCGAGCTGATCTGCAGCGAGATCGACTGCCGGCCCATTGATGTGCAAGGCACGTTGCGCGTTCTGCGCAACAAGTTCTGCCCTTCGCAAGATGTAGAAGATGGCCATTGCCTTCTCGGAAGTAGCTTTTCGATCGCGCGCGCTGGCATCGCGGCGCGCCGCATAGGTCTGCCAGACCGCTGTTCCGCCAGCAGCAGCGATCGCAACGATCGAACCTACAGCTTGAACCCATGCTGGTGCGTCGAGACGGCCGAGCACCACCGCAGAGGTAACGAAGAACCAACGGATCGCGGTCACGCCGGGAAAGATCGCCAGCGCGTGGATCAACAGCAGACAGGTCAGCACAAAGAGGCACACCAAGGTGCCGACCGTCACCAACTTCTCTTTCATTTCTCACTCCATCCTGGGAGCGGATTGTGAACCTTCTCGACACCACCCCAGACCGCGTGCGCGCCAAAGAGACCCAGGCAGTCGCGATGCCCGCCCAGCAGATGGGCGACTACGCCACCTTGCCCGCTGGCCGCTGATGGACCGGGCCGAACGGATAGGCCAACAGTGGCAGCTGAGCGAGGCGGATCGTGATGGGGTCGGCCATGTCGTCCGGGCCGTCGTCGGGATGGTCGAGGCGCTGGCGGCTTTCAACCAGCACATCCCCTTCCTCAAGTTCGAAGCCATAGCCGGCCGCGATGGCATCGAAACAGAGACCGCCGTGTCGCTCCATGAGGGCGACGTTGCGCAGCTGGAAGCCGCCCCAGTGGCCATCGTCGTCGGCATACGACTCGACCGCCTGTAACCCGACAGCCGCCGCCGCGGCCAGCGCTCGCGCACGCTGGGCATCATGCGACCAGTCGAAAACCTGGGTCCAGTCCAACGCCCGCAGGCGGCGCACCACCTCGCCACGCGACAGCGTGACCGGAGCACCTGGGCCGGCTTGGCGCCGGCGCACATTGGCCGAAATCTCGGCCGATGCTCGAGCGGCGTCCTGCACGACATCGTCTGCGAAGACCTTCTTCGTGGAAGCGTGCCAGCGCTCGCCCTTGTACGACGCTTCGAAGTCGATCAGGTTGTCGACCATCACCAATTGCCCGCGGTCTTTCCAGATCGTCACGGACTTGCGAGACACGCTGCACCGCCGCGCGTGCTCGGCCTGCGTGATCAGTTCTTTCGTCGTCATGTGTTACCTCGTCTTGTTACCTTGACGCTGCGGCTTCGGCGTTACCTTGTTACCTGTTACCTGCTTTTTGAACTCGCGGCCGGTCGAGAAACGCGGCGCGCAATGCCCGCATTTCACAAAGTCCCCCGAAGGACCCGCTAAAAATCCAAGGGGGTCGGGCTTTGCGGTGCCCCCTGGGAGCCGCCCCCAAACTGGGGGCACCTTGGCACGAACGGCGTCCAGCCTGAAGCTCCCCCAAAAGTGAGGGTACCTTTGCCGGCTCACTTTTGAGCCGGGCGGAGGTGTCTCCAGTTTTGGATAGACCCCTCCGCCCGGCTAGATGTGTCCACGTTTGGACGCATCTCGACGAACGCCATGCTTTCCCTCGGTTTTGAGGAAAAAGGCCGAGCCCCTTGCCACCGCGGACGCGACTAGGTGCTCGGCAGGGCCCGTATCGGCCGCCAGCCCTCACAGCGCCTCAGTCGTGCCGGTGCCCGCGCGGTCATGAGCATGCCCCTGTGTTCGCGCCATCTCGGCTGCCAGAGCTGCGTGCATCCTGTCCGCTGCGCCGTGCCCCACCGGCGCTGTCCCCGACGCAGGCGAGCCGACACGTGGATTGCGATCGGCTCGTGCTTGGTTGCGGCTGTCGACGCTTGCCGCGGCCGGGGTGCTTTCCAGGAGCGCAATCGCCTCCTTCCGCGGCATCCGGCCGGTGAACGCGATGGTCCTCGCCAGGGCCGGGTTGCGCAGTCCTGCAGCTGAACAGACGATGGCCTCACAGCGTGCACGCTCCCGAAGACGAGCATCGGCGATAGGGCCCGTGCCGAACATCTCCTCGTCTTCATCGACTGCCTGGCGCGCGGCAGACACAGGAGCGGCAGACGCCGCGCTCTTCGCCGAAGGCGGCCGGTCGGGCGCTTCAGTGGGCGTCGACGGCGGTGCCGAGTCCTTTTTCTTGCCGAAGCCGAACAGGTTCGCCCAGCGGAAGCTCGACAGCACCTTGGCCGCAGTCGATCCCCGTCGACGCGCCGCGTCGCTGAATGCGGCCTTGAAGCTGAAAGCCGGTTTCTTCATGATGAGCCTTTTCGTTGCGGCCCCCGCGCCTAGACAGCGACGGTGTCCACAGGCAACCCACTCGATTCGGACGCGCGCTGCACGAGGCCGGCCTTCTTGTCCTGCAGCGCCTTCGTCTCGGCGGCAACGAGTTGCCCAGCCTCGTCATACAGCTTCTCGAGCTGCTGCAGGATGTCGTGGGTCACAACACCGTCATGACGATCTGAGTGATCGATGGTCACCAAGCCGTTGACTGTCGTCTCCAACCACACGGGAACGCCGCGCGTTGCCGCCAGCGTCTTCATGCGGCTGAAAACCTCGCTGTCGACCGGGGAGTCCACGTGTGCGGCAATGCTGCCAGGTCCGGCGGTCAGCGCCGAGTTGAGTGCGATGAATTTCAATTTGAAACCTCAAGTTTTGTGTGTCTCGATTCGCAGGTCGCGTTCAGACCGGAGCTTTCGGCCAATCGATGGAAGCCGGGAACCCAGCCTGTTGCTCGATGCGGTTGAGCGCGACGCGGTACTGCCGCCACGCCTTCAACGACACAACCTCCGCCGGCGTCGCGTCGAGTAGCGGGCCCATGCGCAGCGTTGCGTCCGCCAGAAGCGCATCTCGCTGAGCCACAGCCGTGGTCGCATCCATTGGCGGAGGCTCGTAGGGTGGAGGCGGGTCACAGGGAACAAGCATCGTCGGCAGGGAGTCCAGAGGGACGCCGTCGGCCGTGGTGAAGCTGTAGACGCCCTCTCTCTCGACGATCTCCACGTCATCCTCGAAAGCGAAGACCTGACGGTCTGCGGTATTGACAAAGTACTTCATGATCAGGAGACCTCGATCCAGTTGTTGAAGGCAGAGAAACCACCTGTCGCGGCGTTGACCTGATAGGACGCACCAGGTGGAACAGGGAACGCGAGGTAGCCTGACAGCGCCGTTGCGCCGTTGGTCGAAGCGCCGATGTAGCCGATCCCTGCTACCGTCGCGCTCAACGCATTCGAGCCCGCTGTCGATGCAATCGCGCTGATGTAGACCCACATGAACCGACTGGTCGAGTTCGTGTAGGTGACGCCCAGGGATCGGGAGCCATTCACGCTGCGCACGGTGGCGCCGATCGTGGCCTGATTTCGCTGCACTGCGTGTCCCGACTGCGTGCTGCTGGCCACCTGCAGCGCCGCACCAGTGCACTCAATGAGGACGAACGAAGAGAGCGTGGTGCTGTACACCACCATGCACTTGCCGTTGGCGATGATCTCGCCACCCTGCAAGGCGACTTGGCCGCCGCCGACGATAGGCTTTGCACCCAAGCCATTGACGTTCAACGTTGTCGCGCCTGTGTTCGCGGCAGCAGCCTTGAACCACAGCACCATGCCGTCGGTCAGCGCCGCGATGGCCGGCGCATACGTGAGCACGCAGGCATTCGCAGCCCCCGTGTCAGTTGCTGTGATCAGCGCATTCGTGCGGAGGGCCGTCAGGATTTGGTTGTAGGTCGTCTTGCTCGGCGCCACGCCGGCACCAGCCAACACGTTCAGCAGTTCCTGCATGAGCCCATTCAAGAACGAGGCGCGTAGGTACGTCGCCGCTACGCCGAGAGCCGGATTGCCTTCCGTGAAATACCCGGCGGTGCCAGCCGCTTCGGGTGTCGGCATCACCGCTACAGCGGTTGCGTCATCGATTGCAAACATGGGATTCCTTTGAGTTGGTAGCGGTTAGGACTGCCCCGCCGTGTTCTCGGCGGACACGTCGGTCTTGAGTTCGTCGTCGCAAGATGCCAGCGGATCGCCCACACGCAGCGTGCCGGCACGTGCTGGGATGACTGTTCGCGGGCTTGTGGTTCCTGCACCTTCGGCGACCACGGGAGGGCCACCTGATCTTGAGTTTTCGATTTCAGCCATGTGCACTCCTTGTGCGTTTGAAGCCAGGTTTGAGAAGGTCTCCCCATCTCGCAGGGGAGCACGCGGCCAACGCCCGACCGACCACACGTGAGAAGGAATAAAACGGTCGACGTTGACGGCCGGTGTTGCATAGCGTCCACCGCCGGCTGGGACACGGGCAGGAACACCGGCCGCCGCCTTTTCTCAACGACTGACGTTCCTTGCTTTTCATTGCTCGGCGGAATCTGCAGCGGGCGCCGGCGTGCCGAACTGGCGCACCTCGATGCCCTTGCGAACGTACGGGCGCGGCCGGCGTGCCAGTGGCACGTATTCGGGATAGACCTTCCCGTTCAGCGCTGCTTGCCGGATGGGCGAGATTTGGGAGTGGATCGCTGCGGCTTCTTCGCCCAGGCCTTGGGGTGACGGCTGGAGCAGGTTCGCGCCTGCGTTGTACCAACCGCCGTTCACCCGCTGGCGCATGAATCCGCTCGGACGGGGAACGTAGGCCGCATCGGTGAAGTCGCGCATCGTCGGTCCGCCGATGGCATGCGCCTTTTCGATGGCCGCGGCCAGTTGCTTGGCGGCTGCTTCGACCTCAGGCGTGAGCGCATCCGCAGCATCGGTGCACCACAGGCCAAGCTCCACATCCAACTCTTGCGCGCGGAGTCTTACGGCCTCGTGAAGCTTTGGGCCTTCCACCTCGAGCGCGGTAATGCGCGCACGCAGGCGGCGCAGCTCGCGCTCCTTGGCGCCAAGGTCAGAGTCCAGGCGAAGCGCCGTTTTGTCCAACGCCTTCACGGCGTCTCCGTCGGCCAGCGCGAGGGCTGCTTCCGCGGTCGCGCGCTCTGCGGTAAGTTGCTCGACGTCGGCTTCAAGCCCTTTGATCTGCGACTCGGTTGCGCCCAGCTGATCGCTGAGCCGCTTGCACAGGGCGATTGCATCCGCAACCGCGGTGCTCGCACTCTGCAGCTCTGGGGTGACCGCATACGGCGATGCGGCAGGGCTCTGTTTCATGGGGATTTCCTTCGTAGTGATGGGAGATCAGTTAGGCCGTCGGCCCCGAGTTGTCGGAGCCATGGACGACCCCGCTGTGCACTTCGGTGGAGTCGATGAACTTTCCGTTGTGCTTGATGCTGCCGCCGCTGTACGTGACGGTCATGTTGGTGAAATTCATCGTGCCGCCGAGCGCACTGCCCCAGGTGGCCACGCCGCCGCCGAGCATCGTGAAGTTCTGCGTCGTGAGCAACTGGTCGACGCTGCTGTCGCCGGTGTGGTGCACCAGGGGCGTGTCAAGCGTGATGCTTGTGTCCGCCTTCATCGTGATGGTCGGCGTGTTGTGGATGAGGATCGGCTTGCCGGCGCCATCGATCTCGATGCCACCGCGCTTGATCCATATCGTCTGGCCCTGGTCGTCGTAGATCGCGACCTCGCCAGGCTCGAGGTTCTTCAAGCGCGCCGTCTCGTCGTTGGTGCCCACGATCACGCCGTTGGAGCGGTCCCCCGCCACGAAAATCAGCAGCGCCTGGCAGCCCGGCTTCGGCATCGACGTGAAGCCGTACTCGACGATGCGTGCAGTGTTGTCGCGCACATCATTGCCGGTCAGCCTCACCTGGTGCATTTGCACGAGGCCGCTGTCGTTGCCCGTAGTGATGCGGCCGACGCCGAGAGCCATTTGCAACCGGCGCCAGATCTTCTCGAGCGCAGTGGTTTGCGAGGTGCTCATCGCTTTGACTCCTCGATCGCCTTGGCCAGATCGTTCGGGAACGGCTGATAGTTGAAGGGCTGCGGGATGAACGAGTCGGGATGCATCAGCACCAAGCGCGCGTGTGTGCCGCCGGCGCCGCGGATGAATGACACCTCGCTGATGAGCCAGGTCACGAGGTCCAGCTTGAGACTCGGGAGCTCCACCGGCGCCAGCGTGTTGGGCGTCCACAGCTTGCCATCGGCATCGCGCCAGCTGTCTGCTATGACGTGGACCGCTGCGGATCTGCCGACCCGTCGAACCATCTCCCACTTCGCGCGCTGAATGGCGATGTCGAAGCCGCCGTCGTTCGTATCGGCGACGAGGAACTTGGGCCGGTACCGGAGCACGCCCGGATCCTGCACGTCCGTGATGAGGTTCGCTTCGTTGCCCGAGTCCCCGAAGGCGAGCATCTTCACGCGGAAGGCCCCGTAATCGGAGAACCGCTGGTCCATCGTGTAGGGGATGCCGGCCGCCTCGACGTTCTGGCCTTCCTTGAAGCCGCTGGCAGCCTTGGTCTTGCCGACACCGGACAACACCATGTTTCCCTGCGGGTCGTCGTACATCAGCAGCCCGCGCAGGCGCGCCATCGGCTCCAGCACGTCAAACGGCGTGTCGCCGACATTCAGGTTCGTCTGCGGGATGACAGCGCCCACGTCATTGAGCGCGTTGACTGACACCCCGAACGGCTCGCACAGCGTCTTCGCGATGGTCAGCACGGTGCCGTTCATCAGCTGTGACCCTGGCCACACCGCCGAACAATCCACCACGTCCTGACACTTGCTCCGACCGGAGAGCCGCACGGTGTGCTGATGCGGGGTGAACTCAGGTATGTAGCGATCGACGTAGCCAGTGAGCACCAGGTCTTCGCCGAGCAGGATCTCGCAGGGCTGGCCAGGCTTCACGACGACATCCGAGATGCCGGGAAAGCGCTCGGTCATCGCCACTTCGAAATCGCTGACAAGCCGCTCCACGCTGCGCGTGACCCGGATCTCCTCCCAGCCTGAGATCTCCCTGCCATCTACCTTGATGACGAGGTCATCGGGCGCGCTCACGACTGACCTCCGGGAAGCATGCTCATGCCGACAGGAGATTGGCCCAGGCCGCGCACCGCCTTGACCGTCATGCCGTGCGGCAGGCCTTCGAACACCAGCCGGATGGGTTCCTTGGAGCTGCCGTCGTTGCTACCGCGGGTGGTGCTCAGGGCGTCCGCAATGGCTTTTGCGATCGTCTCGGGGCTGTACGGGTTCTGGCCGTTCTCGTGCTTCGTGATGGCGGAGATCAGCGGGGCCAGCACCTTCGGGTCCTTGAGGTCGAGCGACTCGTCGGGCTTGAAGCCGGTCTGCTTGGACACGGCGGCGACGTATGCCGCCACGTTGTTGCCGTCGCTCGCCGGCGCCCAGCGGCTCACGATCTTCGACACCGTGTTGATCGCGTACTTGTCCTGGTAGGCCATCAGGTTCTTCGCCATCGCCGTGATGCCGAGCTCCGGCGTCTCGAAGGTCGCGAAACGCCCGCCGGGGCCGCCCTCCTTCGTGGCACCGGCCTGGCCGGCGTAGTTCAGATTGCCGGGGTTGTTGTTGCGGATGCCACGCGGCTGGATGAAGCCACGCCCAGCACCAGCAGGGCTTTCCGCGCCAGCGCTATCGACGCCAACGGCCGGCGCCGCGGTAGGCGCGCTGCCGGCCTCTGTCACCTTGCCCGTGGCAACCCGCGAGCTGGCCGATCTCGTCGGCGCGCCCCAGAACGTCGTGAACCAGTCGTAAAGGCCGCCAGCGACTACGTTCGACGGACGGGCTCCAGGAAAGGTCTTCGCATCCTGCTCCACTTTGGCGTTCTCGACCTTCTTCTTTTCATCCGACTTCGCAACAGACTGGGCCCACTTGTCCGCCTGTTCCGCAACACGATCGAGCTGCACGTACTTCGCGATGATGTTTCCCAGCGAAATGCCGATGCTGTCGACCGCGGTCTTCGTTTCGTTCCAGCTGTCGGCCTGCTTCTTGTTCTGCTTCACCAATTCGTCGCCCATGACGTAGCCAAGCTGGCGCGCCTTGCCCATCAGCGAAACCATCGCGCCTTCGCCCTCCCGCAGCAGGGTAAGGGTGTCCTGCAGCCCGAGGATGTCCACGGCCTTGCGCTGCATGTTCGGATCCTTGAGACGGCTCACGCTGTTTGCGATGCGGCGCAGCGCGTCATCGACATCGACGGCCCCGTCCTTGGTTTTCTTCACGCTGATGCCGAACTGATCGAGCAGCGCCTGGGCCTGCGGATTACGGCCCGCCGCTGCGTCCGTCAACGTTGCGGCGAGCGAACCCAGGCTCGAGTCCATGGCTTCGGTCGACAGGCCGGCCAGCTTGGCGGCACCGCGGTACTCCTGCAGGCGCTCGGTCGACATACCGAGGCTGCGCGCCGTGCGCTCGATGTCGAAGCCGAGTTGCCCCATCTTCACTCCCACGGCGGCCGCGGCACCGCCGACGACTACCGTGCCCGCTGCGAAGGCGCCAAACGGGCCGCCGACCATCCCCAGGGACGAGGCGATGCGCGCTGTGCCGCCGAGCACGGAGCTCTCGGCAATCCCGAAGGACGCGCCGAGGTTGGTGACGCCGGCGCCGATCTTCTCGAGCGCCCACAGCGGCTTCGCGACGAGGTCGTTCTTCCCGAGTGCATCGAAGAATGCGCCGGCCGATCGCTTGGCCTGCTCGTAGGGCCGGAAGGCTTTGCCGATCCTGTTATTGACCCGATTGATCACCTGGGTGGCCTTGTCGACCGCGGTGATCCGGATGTTGAACGTAGTGTCAGCCACGCAGGGCCTCCTTCATCATTCGTTGGGCCTGGCTGTTCCACCAGTGCAGTTCGCTCCACGTGAGGCTCCACGCATCACGCGGGCCCCAGCCGTAGAACCTCGTCAGCTCTGCAACGACGTCTCGCCAGTTGTCGGGACGGCCTTGCTGAAGCTGTCCAAAAAATCGCCCGCCTCCTGAAAGTCGCGTTGGCACAGGCCTTCCGCCACGCGGCGTGGCACCTTGCCGACGATTGAGATGAGGTTGATGACCGAGCCGATGCTCGACGTGGCGGTCGACGAGGCCTTCTCGATCTCGCCGGCCACGGGCTCCCGCAGTTCCAGCTTGTCGTACACGATGTCGCCCAGGGTGACGGGCTTGCGCAGAGGGATGGTCTTTTCGGTGTCCATTTGGATTTCCAGGTTGTGCCGGCATGCCGGGATGGCGCGCGCCGGCTGGCGCTTGAATGGAGTGGGCGTGCAGCACGGGTCAGGCCTCCGGCAGAAATGACGCGGGCAGTTCGAGCACCGGCGCGCGAGAAGCAGAGGCAGCCGGATCCGCGATGTCGGCATCCATCAGGGAGCCTCGGACGTCCTCGCAGACCTTGACCAGTGCGCTCGCCGCCTTGCGCTCGTGTCGTCGGGCGGTCGTCACCGCTTCATCGGCAGCGCTGCTCCTGCGCCATGTCGGCCAGTAGTCCGGATTGCTGGATGAAAGGCCTCGATGGGCCGCATTTGCGCGACGCTTCTCTGCGGTGGCGGCGCGGCGGCGCTCGTGCGCTGCTGCCCACTTGAGCGCTGCAGTAGCGATGGCTATGGAGTCGCGCTGTGTCAATGGGCACTCCCAGCCATCGCGCTGATCTGCCGGAGCAGTACGAACCCGGATGACAACCCGACCGGCGTGTCGCTAGAGTTCCGAGCACAACTCCTGGAGCGAGCATGGCAATGATCTTGGTCACGTACGACCTCAAACAGCCGGGGCGAAACTACGATGCGGTGCACGCCTACCTCAGGACCTTCACGTACTGCAAGGGGCTGGAATCCGTTTGGTTGCTCGACACGGCCGTTGACGCGGTGACCATCCGCGATCACCTGTTGACGCTCATCGACATCAACGACATCGTCTTCGTGACACCGTTGGCCCACGGCTGGGCAAGTTGCGCCTACCCCTGCGCAGACTGGCTCAACCAGCGAACGTGGTAGGCGCCGGTTCTCAGAGGCGCTGACAATTCCGGTCATGCGCGGCTCCCGCGGTGACTGGGCCAGTTCATCGGCACGGTACGCGCGCCTTGGCGCAGGCGATCGAAGCTTCGCTCGCCGAGCGCTGCCCTAATCTCGGTCGCGGTGAGGTTGGACACCAGCGCGGTCGGCCGCTCGAGCCGGTACCGCAGGTCAATGACGTCGAACAACTGAAGCGTCTCTGCCTCCGAACCGAATCCGACACCGACCTCGTCGATCACCAGCAGGCTTAGCGAGGCAAGGTCCTCAAGCACCTCGGCTTCGGACTTTTCGCCTTGCTTGTTGCCCCAGCTGGCGCGCAGCATCTTCACGATGTCGCGCGCACTGTAGATCGCCGCAGGCAATCCACGCTCGCGAATCACGTGGTTCACCATCGCACTCGCCAAGTGCGTTTTGCCGGTGCCAGGTGGCCCGACGAGCCACGGCGTCTCGCCGCGCTTTTCGCTCTTCACGACCAGGGCGCGGCACGCATCCAATGCCGCTTTTTGCGCCGGTAGTGCCGCGACAAAGTTCTCGAACGTCGCGCGTGCTGGCCAGCCGATCAGGCCGCTATTGCGCAGATGCTCGTCACGGAGCTCCTCTCGGCGCAGTCTGGCGCTGTACGCATCCAGCGCATGGTCGCACTTGGCGCAGCGCAGGTTCCATCTATGCCCCCTGGCGTCGATTGGCCCGTGCTCGGGGCACACCTCGTCGGCGTGCACGGCGGTCACCGGGAGATCACTTTGCTGCTGCAGCATGAAGGTCCTCGTCGTAGTTGCGGCCGCCCTGGCCTGTTTCACGCATCCGAGCCTCTGCAATCAACGGCGCGAAGGCGTTGAAGTTCGATTGCGCGCGGTCGGCGAGTCGCGCCTGCGTCGCCGTCGTTTGGCGGCCCGTCACCCACTCTGTGCGCAGCTTCTCGGCGTCGGCGAGGAGCATCGCTACAGAGTGGCCTTTCGCAACGTAAAACTGGTTGCTGCTGCGGACGTAGAACGCCGCGACTGCTGGCGCTTCGTCGACTGGCAGCTTGCTCAGGAACTGCGAGAGCAATGCGTTGACCTTGGCGTTGCGCAAAGGCTCGACGCCGTAGCGCTCGGCGTAGGCCGAGCTGTAAGCTTCCCAGACGTCGGCGGTCTTGGGCTTTTCCTGCTCGACCGCTTTCGACTTTGAAAGCTTTGCAGGGCGTGCCGCCGGAGGTGCGTCAGCACTGAGGCGGAAACCATCGTCTCCGGTACCTTCGACTCGACTCCCTTCCACTCCAATACCTTCGACTCCAATACCTTCCACTCCGTGGTGGAACGTTCCGAGAGCATTCGGCGAATCGTCTGAGAAAGGTTCTGGAGGATTCGACACGGCAGCGACGACCGGTGCCGCCGTAGTCGGCGAGGTCTCTGGGATCGGGACGGCAGCAAGCGGCGAAGCCTCCCCGAATTTCGGGTGCTTGTAGCTGGGTTTGTCGATGCGCTGGTGGTGCCAACCGGTGACATGCCAGTACTGCTTGCCGCTGGCGGCATAGATCACGAGCAGGCCCTGCTCGAGCATCTCGTCTACCAAGGCCTGTACCTGCGTCGAGGTCAGGTCGTCAGACGGAAAGACCTCTGCCTTCAGCGTCTTCGCAGAAGCTGGATGGTTGCCGCCGTCATCGCAGAAGGTCCAGAGCCCCTGGAACGCAAAGCGCGCAGGAATGCTCAAGTTCATCACCTGCTCGGAGGTGTAGAACTCGGGCTTCGTGGTGCGGATACGCGCCATCAGCGAGCGCCCTCCAGGGCCTTCTGCACGGCGCGAGTGAAGGTGCGCAGCCGATCGCCGTCGCCGGTGGCTCGGATGGCCTGCAGGGCGGCGTGCAGCGAATCGGGCAAGGCGTCGCCAGTCTTGATCTGCGTGACGAGCCTCTGCGCGTCCTGGCAGGCCTTGGCGCACGCGAGCGCGGTGGTGGTGTCGGTGGTCATCAGTCCCACTCCAAAGTTCGAACGGACTCGACGGTCCGGAGGTGTTGCTTCGCCATCAGCAGCAGCGCGTCGACGTAGTCAGGAGGGAAGCAACGCATCTCCATCGGCACGACGCGAAGGCCCGCATGGGCTAGCACCAGCGACAGCTTGTCGAGGTGGTCGCTCATCAAGCGCGAGACCGTCGATTCATTGATACCCATTGCCGCGGCGATAGCACTCTGGGAGCGTGTCGTGGCCTTCAGGATCGACGACGCGATCTTGGTGGCGCGCGCGGCGGGGGTCTCTTGGTCATTCATCGGAGACGCGCTCCTGCAGTGGGTTGCAGCTGGTTGCCGCCGCCTGGCGGGTGGTGCGTTCCAGCAGCAAGGTTGACGTGTCGCTTCTTGCTGGTGACGCATGGCCTTCATGGCGAGACTTCATCCCCATGCACACACCACGCCGCCCCCACCGCTTCGAAGCCGTACCCGCCCTGCCCTTGCCAGACGGTACGGTGCTGCACCGCAGCTCGCGCACGTCAATGGCAGTCAACGCCGCGGGTGCCGGCCGCTCCACTACCGCTGTCGTGACCTCGCAGCTGACGCTGGCGGTCGAACGCGGCGCGCTGCAGATCGAATGCACCGGGAGGCGGCTGGAGATCGAAAGCTCCGAGCCCGCGGCGACTAGGCCACGGCGCGCACGACATGCAGGAGGTGCGTTGTGACAGAGGACGTCCGCACCCTCCTGGGACAGAATGGAAGCTCCTACACAACCATGCCCAGGAGGGGCGGACACAATGGCAAATTTCTCAAACAGCCAAGCAGTGCGTTGATCAATGCTGGGGTAGCGGCAGACACCATCAAGCTGCTGGGCAACAGCAATTCCGACGTAGAACTTGCCGAGAAGCGAGCGAAGTCGGATGCAAAATATTTGCTCACGCTGCTCACCGAGTTGACTCACGGTCAGTCGACAGAAAAGTAGCTGTTGCTACTGCGGCGAAAGCCTCGATCAGCGAGAGAGCGAGCTCCTTGGGCTCCATTTCGCTGATTCGAGCTGCATCCAAAACGGCAGCCTTGATCTCAGTCGCCTCCGTTTCAGACAGCGGCAGCCTTGTTGGTTCTGCCATCTCAGGCCGCCTTCGCTTCAACGGGCGCGGCGCCGGCCTGCATGCGCAGCACGTCCCAGGGGACATCGGGACGGAGCTCTTCGCACGTGACTGCCCTGCCCGTCGCTCTTTCAATCGCCGGGCACTTCTCTGCTGGAACTCTTCGGATGCCGCGAGACCATTGCCAGATGAGCTGCGACTGGCACCCAAGCGCAGCAGCGAGAGCAGACTGCCGGCCGCGCGCCCCGTCAACGTAGTCATTGAGTTTCATGACCGCATACTAAGCGAATCGCTTTATACATGCAAGCGATTCGCTTATTGCGCATATTAAGCAACTCGCTTGAAATCACATGCAATGAAAACGAATAGCGAGGTCCGCCTCGAGAACTTAGAGCTACTGGTGAAGGAACTCGGCACGCTAGAAGAAGTCGCGCGCCGAGCGGACTCCACGTCCGTCTACCTCAGTCAGATCCGCAACGGGACGATTGATCGCAAGACTGGCAAGCCGCGACAGATGGGCAATGCGATCGCCCGCCGCATAGAAGTTGGGTGTGGCAAGGACTCAGGCTGGATGGACGCCCCTCACCCGATCGATGCCCGAGAAGCTCAAGGGGAAGACTTCTCGTTCCAAGGCCGCGGGGGAAACATCGTCGGAATTCAAGTCCGAGGAGGGGTGCTCATTGAAGAGGACGAGTTCCACATTGACCCGGAGCTCGGTAGCGGGTACGTGTTGGGATCAGGCGTCCTTGACGGATACGCCGTCCGCATCATTGGCAACGGGCGAAATCGATCCCTGCGCGACGGGCAGTACCTGGTAATCGAGGAGCACGGCAACCCGAACTTCAGCGACTTCTGCATTCTTGAAACTGAGCCAGGGCTGCAAAAGCTCGTTGAAGTCTTGGGCGAACGAGAGGGACGCGTCACGCTAGAAGAGGTAGTTAGCGGGGAGCGCCTTTCGCGGGACGAAAGCGATCTTGTGGCCATACCATGCGTCGTAGCCGTCGTCTCCGCCAGTCGCTGGCAGGCAGAGCGCCCTGATCCCCGAGATGGGTGGCGGCCGCGAAAGAAGCGAGATGCTTGAATAAATAAAGCGATTCGCTTAGTATTCGCTTCATTAGCCCATCCCGGGCCCATGGAGCGATAGATGCACCCCTGCGTTTCTGAATCCGCGCCGCCGCCCACCGCGTTGATGGCCGCACCAGCCGCCAATGCCCAAAGCGGCACCATCACCATCACACCCGCGACGCCGCGCCTGCGAGCCCTGCAGCGCCGCCTGGCAAAGTGGGAAATTGCGCACCTGCGTCAGCATGCCGCGGACCTCGCCGAACGCCTCGAGGCGGCCGAGCAGCGCGCGACCGAGGCGGAGCGCCGCCTGAGCGATGCTGAGTACGCCTGCGACCTCTGGCACGACCAGGCCGTCGACGCGCACAAGGCCGCGGCCGACGCGGCGGGCGGCGTGCCCGGCATCACCATGAGCGGCCAGTTCGTTGTCGTGCCGGCCGGCGCTGGAGGGCTGCACGCATGATCGCGCTCGCCCTGCTCTACCGCGTGGGCCGACTGGCACGCCGCGCGCTGGTCGAAGCCGCTCTCTTCATGCTCTTCCTTCTCGGCCTAGTGCTCGCCTGGGCCTGGAGACAGGCATGACCGCCGCACAAAAAGGTGAGGCCGTGTTCGCGCCAACGAACACAGCCTCTGCGAACTACCCCACCCCGTCAAAGGCAAGGATCCACGCCGTGAATGATATTGCAACGCCCATCTCTCGCAGTGCCTTGAACACGAAGCGCGACCGCAAGACCGCCGCGGCTGAGGCCGCCTTCATCCGCGGCCGCGACCTGGCCATCACCATGATCGATGCCGGTGACGACGTGGCTTTCAAGGCGCCGGACTCGGCGACGACCTACCGGGCCTATCGGCACGGAAAGGCCCAGATCCGCTTCACTGAGCCGTTTCTCCTGCAACTGCTTGCCGATCCATCGATGCTCGACGGGTTCAATGCCGTCCTCTCTGCAAAGCTTGCGGACGAGTGCTTTGTGGAGGCTGCCTCCTACCGTGTCTCGATGGCCGAATACAGCGAAGGCGTGGTGGGTGCAGACGGCACCATGAGCGACCCGCAGCGCCAAGAACCAGAGCGCGATTTTGGCAAGAGAGCCGTCGCGATCGAACAGGCAGGAGAGGATGCGAGCCAAGCGCTACTGAACGGCTACAGCGCGCGCCAGATCACCACAGTGCAAGAGGAGATCGCAACCCGCGCGGCCAGCATCGGCGAGTGCCTTAGGGATTTGCGCGATGACCCGGATACACCGCAGTCGACCGCGTTGTACTGGTCTCTGAATGGTGCCGCCGACATGGCAGACATGATCGGCCTGCTCGCAGACGCAGTTACCGGCGGGGCCATCAAAGGGGATGCAACCGCGTGGCTCATTGGGCCGAACTTCGCCAGCGAAGGAAAGGCGGTGAGCGCGTGAGCGCGGTCATCTGCAGGCTCCGAGCCCCGCACAACGACGCGAGGAAAGAAATCCCATGAAGTGCCCCGCCTGCACCAGCACCGATCAGCGCGTGCTCTCCACCCGCACCGCCGACTCCAGAATCACGCGCCTGCGCTGCTGCGACGCTTGTGGCCACCGTTGGAACACCGTGGAGATCGGCGCCCAGAACCTCAACCGCATGGAATCCGCCGTCGCGGCCGTGCGCACCTTCACCAGCCTTTCCAAAGAACTCGCGGATGCCGAGGCCACGCACAGTTAACAAGAAAATCCCGGACCTGCCACGCGGCATGCGCCGGGTGGATGGCGTCTGGTACTGGCGCGGCACCGACGGGCTCACGAAGGAGATCGAGACCGGGCTGAAGGCGGCGGGGATGAAGATGCGGTGCGGCACGACGCCCGTGCAGGCCCGGCTCTGGTGGGAGAAGCATGTCTCGCCGGCGCTGGCCGCCGCGGTGCCCGACGACGATGTGGTCGGCACCATCGAGGAGATCGTCCGGAAGTACGAGGCCGACGAACTCGCCACCATCAAGCGCGAGAAGACGAAGGAGGAATACCGCGGCCGCATCCGCCGGCTGCGCGCAGCCTTCCGGACGAAGCGCTACCCGAAGACCGAGGCCCACGCCCTGCTGGCCGGCTACCTGAGTGCGGTCACCGTCACGCAGCACCTGCACGACAACCGGGAGCGGGCGTCGTCCGCCAACAAGGACATCCAGACTCTCTCGCGTATGTTCCGCCTGGCGCGTGTGCGCTGGGGCCTGACGACCTTCAACCCCTGCGAAGGCATCGAGTACCTGCCCGAGGTGCCGCGCGACCAGTACGTCAGCGATTCACGCTACGCCGACATCCACGCCGCGGCGAGCCCGCTGCTGCAGTGCATGCTCGAGATCAGCACGCAGACCGGCGCGCGCCAGGGGATGATCCTGGACATCCGGATCGGAGACTTCGATGAGCACGGCATCGACATCCGGGTGACGAAAAAGCGCAACAACGCCGGCTTCGTGACGAAGCGCTACGCGATGACACCCGACCTGTGGGGCGCCCTGAGCACCGCGCTCGAACTGCGAAAGAAGCGCCGCGGCGGCGCGCAGTGCCTGCCGGGGCACCATCTCTTCATCAAGAAGAATGGCACGCCGTACACGAAAGAGTCGTTCAAGAGCCTCTGGCGCGTGGTGAGGGAGAAGCTCGGTCTCGGCGGCCGGGAGATCACCTTCCACGACATGCGCGCCAAGGCGGCCTCCGATGCCGTGTCCGACAGCGCCGCCCAGGAGCTGCTGCACCACGAGGACATTAAGGCCACAAAGCGCGTCTACCGTCGCAAAGTACCAACAGGAACACCCCTGCCATCGGCAATCGGGGGGCGTGAGGAAGGATGA